TTCATAATAACTTTCTTTACTTTTTATATTTTTATCAGCAATTATTTTTCTTGCTTTTTCATATGTTGTAGCAAGTGTAGTTCTTTTGATTGTTTTTAATCTTAATTTTTGCGTTAATTCATCGTCATATTCACCAAACTCATCAACTATTTCTCTTTCTTCTTTTTCTTTTTGTTTAGGTTTTTGTTTTTCAATATTAATTCTAAACACCTTAATTTTTTGAGTAATAGTTTCATCTTCTAAACCCATTTGATAAATAACCTCTCTTACCTTTTTCAAATCAGGATTTTCATTATTTTCTAACCAGTCATCTCTATTCAAAATTGGTAAGATGATTTTGGTTTTTTTATTTGTATCCTTTTTGTTTTTTCTACTTGCTCTTAATGCCGATTGAACGATACGGATATTTGAAGTCATATTTTCAGCAAATACAACACCATCTAATAATGGGAAATCCCATCCTTCGCCCAAACAATAGACACACGTAATTAATCCAAACTTCGCCTTTTCAAAATTTTCAATAATTTTTTCTTGGTCTCCTGATTTCATTTCACTATGGTAATTTGAATAATAGAAATCAGGTATATCAAAGTAATTATCGTCTAAAAGCATTTTTATATATTGAATTATTTTTGATGAATTACCCATATTATTACAATATATCAACAAATGATGTGAATGGCCTTCGTTTATACTTTTTAAAGATGCAAACGCACTCAAAAACAACCTCTTATCATTTTCTTCTATAATATGAAATCTTGATAATTGTTGTTCTAATTGTTCTTCATTTGTAAGAATGGTTTGAATAACATAATCACAAATAATATTTTCATTAATCGCCCATAGCAAACATTTTCTATCAATTATTTCTCCAAAATATTCAACATTATCATTTGATACTACAATACCATCACCACACATACTTTCTAATTGTTTAAGTGTAGCAGTCAATGATAGTTGTTTAATAGATTGAATGTTTAACATTTGAATATATTTTTTAGTAGTGTGTGCTAATCGCATATTATTTGTAGTTAAATGATGACATTCGTCATTTATTTTCATATCAAATACAAACTCTGTATATTGTGTAGATCTATATACTTTATGTGCAGATGAATATGTAGTTATTACTATACATTTTTCTTTATTATTTTCTAAAAACCTATTTATGTCTTCAATACATATACCACCAGATACAATTAAATACGGAACACTTTGAAACAAAACACAAATAACATCTTCCCATTGTTTCAATAATAATTTATTAGGAACACCAATAAGAATAGTATTTGAGTTTAGTTCTTGTGTAATCCATAATGAAATTAGAGTTTTTCCAACGCCACACATTAATACAAGCATGCCTTTATCGTATTGTTGAAAATGTATAATTGACTTTCCAATAATAATAGTTTGGTCGTTTCTTGGTATGTAGGAAACTATTTGTTTATTTGTTTTATTGGATTTTAGTATATGAATTAATGATTGAATATTTATTTTTTTTATTATGTTTTTTATTCTGTTGCATCTTACTAAATCACTAATTTCTTGTTTGGTTAATTTTCTATATTTAATTTCAAGTGTAATTAGATAAGGTTCAATAAGCGTAATAATTTTTTTATTGTAAAATTCAGTTCCAGCATCATATTTAATATTTAAATGACGAAATTCATTTTGTAATAAGCGTTCAACAATTCCCATTTTTTCAATAGGAACTTCAAACACCGCTTCAAAATATCCTCTCTTTATCTCGCCAGTAGCATATTGTGTATCCCTTTCAGGAATGTTATTTGTTTTACCCATTTTACACGCATCATCAATATCATATGATGGATGATTTCTAACATATATATATCCGTTAGTTTGGTTCATTTTGATAAAGTTCATATAAGTTATGTAATAATATAATTATGAAATTATAAATCAATTTTTTATTATATTCAGGAATTAAAATAAAAAACTTTTAAGAAAATCGGCGTTTTAAATGTGCAAAGGTGTAAAAGGTCACCCGTTTTTATCAATTATCAATTACAATATTAATATTATATATTTTTTTATATTTAATAGTATATATGAATAATGAAATAATTCAAAATCATAATTTAATGTATTCTGAACATGATACAAAAAATAAAAATATAAAAATTGATGAATTATTATCGAGAATAATAGATTCAAAAAATGAATCAAGTACTCGTTTATTTATGGTAACAGAGGCATATGATAAATATAATAAAGAATATTATATAATATCATTAACAATTTTAGTATTATCATCTGTAATAACATTTATAGAGGCGATAAGATTATTAATTATTGGTAATGAAAATAGTAAGTTAATAACAAATAGTAATACAATAAATTTTACATTACATATATTATTATTACTAAATGGTACAATAATAACAATATTAAGTAGTATAATAAGATTTAAAAATTATAGAGAATTTTTAGAAGGACTAAAAGATGCTCAATTACAATTAGTTAAATATAAAAATAAATATATGAAGCAGTATTATATAATAAAATATAATTATATTAATAAAAATATACAAGAACCGGATATTATAAAAATATCAGATAAAATAACATCTTATGACAGAGTGGTAAAATCAATAAATTATTTTCAATTTATTAAAAATAGTGATATAATAAAATATAATAAAACAAAAGCACAATTTGATGTAAGTATATTTAAAATAAAAACATCAACAGCAAATAATTTTGAAGAAATAACAAAAAAAAGAGAAAATGAATATATAAATATAAATAATGAAAATGATATAAATAAACAAATGATTGATTATAATAAATTTGCTATTTTAAATAATTTAGAGTTAGATAAAGATAAACTAAAAATAAATATATCAGAAGAACGATTAGAATTAAATAATAAATTTAAAGAGTTAAAAAATAATATTGTTTAAGCAATATGTTCATCATTATTATAATTATTCCACATTTTATCTTTGGCATGTATATTATTTGTTGTAGGAGTAGTTGGTTTAGATGTTAATTTTTTTTTCAATCCACTTGCACCATTTAATTGTAATGGTACAGAACGACCTTCCCATAACTCAATAACTTCAATTTTAATACTTTTTTTAATATCTTCAAATTGACATTGTATTACAAGAGAATCATATTTTTCTGTAAGACCATTAATTGTATTTTTAGACAATTCTTCTGTCTCCAAACCTTCAATTTGATGAGCAAGTTGTAAAAAATTATTACTTAAATTTTTAAATAATTCTACTTTTTCAGGCACTTTTAAGTTATTTTGTAATGCAAGTATTAATACACTAGCACCATTAACAACAACATTTGGTATTTTCATATTACCTTTAGCGTTATCAAATGAATTTAAAATACACATAACAGAACTTGTAATTATTAATGGTATTTGAAATGCAAATTTAACAAGACTCCAATGTTGTGTAGCTTTTTGACATAAAACGGACATTGCTTCACATTTATCTAGAAGCATATTTAATCTTTCCTCGTCTGATATATGAAGAGAACTAACTCTTTTCATATTAATATACTATTTACTCTATTTATTAATAATAATATATAATTCATAATATGTTTTATTTAATATTTCAATAAATTTAAATACTTTTTCTTTTAATAAGTTATTAGATAAATCAAGTGATTCTAATTTTTTTTTAAAAATATCAATTACATTCAATAATATTTGTTTATTATTTTTGATATTAAAATTTATTTGTATAATATTATTATTAAAATCTATATTAAAATTTTGATATAAATAATTATTTAAATAATCTTTTATTAATAAATTTAATTTATCATCTAAATTGTCTAATATTGTAATTATATTGTAGTCTTTAATAATAAATATAAATAATTGTATTTTCAATTTAAATTCATTATAATAACAGAATAAATTAATAAAAAATACATTATCATTAACATCAAGAATCATTTCTTGTTCTTCGATATAACATATTTTTTTTTTTTTCTCTTTATCTTTCATCTAAAAGATTAATATATTTTTAAAAATAAAAAAAAAATCTATATATCATCAATATCTAATTTATTATCGCTATCATCACTATAAATGACATCATTATCGCTTTTGCTATCATTATCTGAATTATTTTCATTATAATCAAACTCTAATCTATCATCATAATAAGTAATAGAATTTTTATCAGTTTTTTCAAATTTAGTTTTATTATTATAAAAATTAATAATACTTTGTGCTAAAATTTTTTCTTTAATCAATGACTGAATTTGTTCTCTATTAAATTTATGTACAATATCTACTTTACTATTTTGATAATCTCGAAGAGATACAACTACAATGTCTCCTTTTTCAATTAAAATTCTTTTTGAAAATTGTCTTAATGAACCTCTAATAATACCCATACATTCATTACCTGAATTAGTAAATAATGAAACCCTACAATTGCCTAGTAATTTAGTAACAATTGCATATTCTTCATTAGTTTTATCTAAATTATAGTCATTATTATGGGAATTATTTAAATATTTTTTTTGTTTTTTATTTCTAATAGATGTTTGATACATAATTCATTATACTATAATATGTATATATCTTTAAATAATATAAAAATAAAATTAATTTTATTATTAGATGAAGTAATGAATTACATAAAAAAATTTATATCAGATATCAAATTAAATAATGAAAATATAACAGATAATATCAATAAATCATATTATGATAATACTATTAATAATTATGAATTAAATAATACTTTTTTTATACATACTGATAAAAATACACCATTAACAAATATTATTTCAGATAATGTCTACAAAGTCAAGGTAGTAAATGTGTTAACAGATAATAAAATAAAAGGAATTATAAATATAAATTCAAATTTTTTAAAATTTAATTTTATAATTTTAAATAAAAATTTTTCAACCAAAGAAGAATTATATTATTTTATATCAAATAATAAGGACATTGAAACAATGTTATATGAGTTTAATAATCATAATTATTTCATAAGGGTAATGATAACTGAAATAAACAAAAAAAATTATGTATTATGTAATATTATTTAAATTATATAAATATAATATCTTTATTTTATATACAATGTACTTAAATGACATATGGTCATTTTATTTTCATGATCCATATGATACAGATTGGTCAATAGAAAGTTTTAGTTTTATATCAAATATTAGTAATGTAGATGATTTTATTTCAATTTTTGAATGTTTTAAAGATATATTATCAAAGGGTATGTTTTTTATGATGAGAGAACATATTTCACCAATATGGGAGGATGAATCAAATAAAGAAGGGGGGTGTTTTTCGTATAAATTATATAGTGATAACTTTCTAGAAAAATTTTTTGAAATATTAGCATTAATGATAGGAGAGAATTTAGGAATAACAAATAATATTTCAACTAATATTAATGGTATATCAATATGTCCAAAAAAAAATTATTATATTGTTAGAATATGGATAAAAAATTCAGAATATGCAATAAAAGAGAATTATAATATTAATATACCAAAATATACTAGTATTTTATATAAGAAACATAATCAAATATAAAATATATGTAATATAGATATATAAAATATTATGCAAAGTATTAAAACATTAAAAACTACAATAAAAAGTCCTATTATAAAAGATAAAAAATATTATTTATATAATTTTTTTAAAAAAGAAGATTTAAATTATGGATCAAAAGAGGGTTACCATTGTTTCATAATACCAACACAATATTATATATGGAAAGGAATAAATCTAAATGATGAAAAAAATAAAAATGTTAATATTGAAGATAAAGATAGTAAAAAAATATTAGATAATATATCTTCATATTTTTTTGCAGATAAAGAAACAGCATCTTTATATGGTTCAAAGAAAGATTGTGATAATTGTGTTGATTTACAATTTAAAATAGTAAAAGATTTAGTTTTAATGGATATAAGTGATATAAATACGATAATAACATTATTTAAATATTTACGGAATTTAAAATACGAAGAATTAAAAGAAAATGAATTATTATTTAATGATTATAATAATGAATTATTAGATTGGAATAAATCGATGAATTTAAAAAAAAAATATCCTACAGAAGAATTATTTTTTGAAAAAAAATGGAAAGTATGGTGGGCTGAACAAATTACAAATACTTTAGGAAACTATGAACCAAAATATGTTAATGGTAAAGTAAGTTCTCCAAAAACACCAAAAAAAGTTGAAAGGAAATCAGATGATTTTTTTGACAAAATTTTAGTAGATTTAATATGTACTATTTGTAAAAAAAAGGGTATTAATGGATGGATATATTTTAAACAAGACGACAATGAATTTCATGATGAAATTATGATATGTGATGCACACGAATATATAGAATATATAGATTATCATAAAATATAAAAAATATATAACACATAAAAACTCATTTCTATTTATTCGCAAATGCATCGAGGTTCGCGAATAAAGCAATTCTTACAAAAGTTTCTAAATTCCATATTATAGTGATCATCAATACAATAATCATCCATGTTTTTTTTCATTTTGATATAATCATAATCTTCGTCAAGAATATTTGAAATATTTGGAAGAACAATTTTTTGAAGTGTATCATACATATCATCCATAGTTTCCGCAGTTTCATACCAGTCGTTGTAAGAGAGCATATTTGTGTAATAATACTATTCTATATAAATAATCAATTTTTTTGATATTTTATTTATTTTTGTACATTTTTATTTGAATATGTAAAAAAATATAATGATTCTATAGAGGTGTGGTATTAACTTTACCGTAAACAAATGTGGAACCTTTCATTTATGTGTAATCAATGATAATTAAACAATGAATAATTATTTTAATATTTTACTTATTTATTGTACATTTTATATATAAAAATTTTACGGTATTATTTAGATAAATGAATAAAATAATAATATATGAAAATAGTTTTATAGTTCAAAAAGAATTAAGAAAATTGATAAATATTATAAAAGAAAATATATTTGAAAATAATGGAGTATTATTTGGTGATATTGTTGCAAATTTATTAATAGTAAAATATTATAAAAGTATATTTGAGAAAAATAATATTAATTTTGATTATTTTTGGAATAATGATATTGATAAAGAAACTATATTAAGAACAGAAATATGTAATAAAATAGATGTATATTTTAATAATTTAGAAGAATATACAAAATTTGTAGATTTTTTAAAAAATAGTAAAATATTTGAAATAACAGTAATAAAAAATATAAAAAATATAAGTGATTCTCCTTATATAAATAATTTATATGAAATATCAACTAAATTAGGAAAAACATTAACTTATATAGGTTATCAAATAAATGTTAATATAAATATAATAGTAAGAATACCCGGAAGTAATAGTTATTTAGAACCTCCATTTAATGATACAAATTTTTTAACAGATATATTGATAATGAAAAAAAATAGAGAATATAAAATATCAAAAAATACAGGTATAGTTGAGATAGATAAAATGAATATAATAGAAAAAAGTATATTTTATACTAAAGTTTTGAAAGAAATATGTTATAAAAATAATTATATTTTATGTAAAAAAATAGAATTAAATAATATAATAGCAAAAAAAGTATTAGAATATAACAAAAATGAATATTCTATAGTTAATTCTCCTTTAATAATAACAAAATGTAATAATTATTTTAAAAATAAATGTTATATATGTCAATATGAAATAAATTATAATGATTATATAATGTTAATAGATAATATATCAAAGTGTATGTTACATAAAGAATGTGGTTATAAATATATGGAAAATTTATTAGAAACGAATGAAAATATAAATTGTCCATTAAGACAATCTATAAATTTTATTAAGGACAATAATAATTTAATATTTTAATATATCTTTAATATTTCGAAGAATAATATTAGAATTAGAATTATATAATATTACAATATTATCATTGTTATCATTATTATAAAGCAAGTCATTTTCTATATTATTTGTATTGTTAATATTATTTAAATCAATATATTTTATTTTTTTTTTAGGATTTAAAAATTTGGAATAATCATCATATAATTTTTTATTGTTTGAAGATTTATTATTATTATCAAATGAAGATTTTAATGTTAAAATATTTTTATTATTTTTATTATTTTTATTATTTTTATTATTTTTATTATTTTTATTATAAAAATTATTTGTATAATAAAAATTATTTAGATAACAATCATATAGAGGTAAAAAATATAAAATAAACAATAAAAATTTTTTTTGCATTGTTTATTAATAATGTATATATTTATTTATATCATTTTTTAATATTATTACTGTATGCGATTAAAATACCAAATATAAAACCTAATATAAATATAAAAGAAAATATTAATTTAATAAAATACCATATATATAAGAAATCTTTTTTAACAGATTGTGCACAAACACAGTCTGTTTTTTTATTAAGTTGGTTGATATAAAAAACTATTATTCCATAACTAATTACATTATATATAAATAATAATAATGATATATAATGTAATTTGATAGTGTCTCTAAATATTACTAAATATAAAAGAGATATAGAGGCATAACATAATATAAATACAAAATAAAAAACAATATAGTCAACATACCATTTGATATTCGAACAATTACATTTCGTTTTTTTCATATTATTAAACCATAATAATCCAACAATAGGTGGTACAATAGTTAATATTAAATTAAATGTTAATAGTAATATAAATGATACATTACTTAAATTTGACAATTTAGGTTGTATTTTTTTTGTTTTAGAATTCATTTATTTTCTAATATAATAAAATATTATATTATTTATAGATAATGAATTCTAAAAAATTTGTTAATAATTTTAATGATTATTTAAGAGAAGATACGAATATGTCTTATAATATTAAGCATTTAAAAAATAAAGATTCTGAAAAAAATTTTGATAAAATTAGTTATTCAAAACATTATAATGATTTATTTGAAAAAAATTATGGTAATAATTTATTAATAGAAAAAACTAAAACAGAATGTTTATCAAATAATAATAATATTTTAGATAAAAATAATTATATAAAACAAAGTTGTTATAAAAGCGATATTTATTATAATAAATATTCAAATAGTCCATTTGAATTCGATAATTTTCATTATTTAAATTAATTTGTACTACCAAAACCTCCGATATTTCTATTTGAATTTTCTAATTGTTCATTAGTTTCATAAAATTTAGAATAAATTTGTTTTTTTATTAATAATTGACAACATTTAAAAGGCAATGTTAAATCTGGCATTTCATCATCTATTTTAGTTAAAGCAACATATAAATTACCTTTATAACCTTGGTCAATTATCCCAATACTATTACTTAACATATAACCAGACTTACTAATTGAACTTCTTGGTACAATTTCAACATAATAACCATTTGGAATATCAATTTTAATACCTGTATCATATAATTTAGTTTTATTACTAAATGTTTTATATAGACTAATAATAGTAAGATCATAACCAGCATCTGACAATCTTGTTTTAGATGGAATAATTGCATTATCACATGATTTAAGAACTTTAATTACAGGAATTGATGAAATACAATTTAATATATTTGTAAAATTATTATAAAAATGTTCGTCATAATAATTATTATCAATATTAATATATAATTTTCCTAAAAAGTCAATATTATTAACATCAATGTATTTTAATGTATATAAATTTTCTCCTTTTTCAATAACAGCAGGAATATCAATAAATTTTTTAATATTTTCTAGTAAATCTCTATCTTCATATGAAATAAATGAATATATATTATTAAAACATGATATTAATCCATAATGTTCAAACAAAGCTCTAATAAAACCGATTGAGTTATAAATATTATTTTTAATAATATTTGAATAATCTTCTGAAATAATATTTGATATATTATTTTTTAATATATTATTTATATTATTAATGATATATTTATTATTAATATAAAGATTTATATTTGTATTTGTATCATATGTAATATGACCAATTTCTTCAAATAATTTAATAATATCTAAATTTAATAATTTATTTTTAAATACGAAATGATATGTATCATTTTCTAGAAGTTTATTATAATTAATTAATAATAATCCTAAAATATAACTATTATTATTTGTTATATAACTAAAATCATATTCACTCATTTTAAATATTAAATTTAATATATATTTATATCATTTTTTTATGAAAAATATATATAGTTTTTATCATTCAGTATTATTTTATTAATTGGATACATTTGTTTAAAAAATAATCCTAAATTTTCATGAATAGTTAAAGTATCATTATATTGAAAATTATATATAATATTTTTTGCTTCAAAATTTGAATGTATCCAATAATGAACCATATAAGTAATATTATCATAATGTCCTGTTTTAATTTTATTAAAATCATCAATTGATGATTTTAATTCTAATTTTATATCTAATATAGGATAAATTTTATGTGTTTCAATTATATTATATAATGATATATCAGTTAAATCTAGAATTTTCATATATAAATTAGAACCGAAAATATTAAATTGATTAAATATTTTATCACCATGTATATTATGAATATTAATGATATTATTAATAATATTTTCAATTATTATATTATTTTTATTACAAGCAAAAAAAGCATTGCATATATAATTTTCATTATTCCATAAATATTTTGTTTGTTCTTTTGGTTCATATGATATATAAAATAAATCTTTGTCAAAATCAAATAAATCAGCTAAGTTTTTTACTAATAATATATCTAAATCAATATAAATACCTCCATAATAATGTAATATAGCAAGTCTCGCTAAATCACTTTTTTGAACTCCTAAAATATTTTTAGAATATATTTCATATAATTTTTTATAATTTTTATTTAAAAAGTCTTCAATATTTGAGTCAGTCCATAGTTTAAATTCAAAATCTAAATTTTTTTTTTTACTTTCTTGAATCATTTTATCAAAAATTAGAGGTAATTGTTTATTATTATCAAACCAAGTTTGATGAATTATTTTAGATATCATTATTATATAAATATAATACAGTTATATTTTAAATATATTTAATATATTAAATGAATGAAATAGAATGTTGTGTATGTTTAGAAAATATAAATAATAATTCTAAAATTATAAATTGTGATAGATGTATTAATATAATTTGTATAAATTGTTTCGAAAGAATTGAAAAAAAAATAGATGGTAATTTTTTATTATGTTATACTTGTCCAAGTTGTAATTTAAAAGTAAAATTAAATATAGAAGATTATGATATTATAAAAAAATACAACTTAATAAATTATTTAAAAAAATTAATATTATTTCAAAATAATACTCTCAATACTTTACAAATAACAAATAATGTTTTACAAAGTAAGATAGAATATTTATTATTTTGTGGACATAATTCTTATAAAATACTAAAAACATTCTATATATTTGATAAAATCTTTGTAATTAGTTTAATAGGCATATTATATTTAATTTTCTAAATAGTTCTTATCTAATTTAAAACCTTCAAATAATTTACCATCATATTTCGGTATATAATCTATAGGACTTGATGTAATTGACATTCCACAATATTCAACAGGTTTTTTATTAAATTCTTGATGTTGATAAACACCAATATTTATTGATTCTTCTAAAATCCATCTAAAATTTGTCCAAAATTCATCAGTATGTCCTATACTTTCTGATGCTAAATGAGATAATTCGTGTAACACAACAAACATCATTGTATTTAAATCCATTAATTTGTCTTTATTTCGTATACATAATACTATTTCTTCACCTTTATTAACAGAGTAACTTGTATATCTTGGATCAGCGACTCCTTCTTTTAAACTATTTTCTCTATAATTATTACTTAATCTTTCGGTTCTTTCATCATTTGGATAAGATTTTTTCAAATGTTCGATTAATGTTACTATTTTTTCTCTAATTTGACCAATTAAATTAGCAGCTTCTAATGCGTCATCTTTATCTTGTACATAATATTCTCGTGAATCAAATGTACTCTTTATTTTTGTTAATTTACTATAATAATTATATAAATAAGCTAAATAAAATATTGTTCCAAATAATATTAATAATATTAATGTTTCTAAAGTAATATCCATATTTATCTACTATATAAATTAAAATAAAAAATGATTTAATAAATAATACTTATTAATTAACTAGAATGGAATTTCCTAGAAAAGATATTGATGAGTTAGAAAATAATGAAAAAACTATAAAATTACAAATAACTGATTGGTATATACCTGAAAGTGATAAATCTAGGCCAAGAAAAAATTATGATGAGGAACAAGACTTGTATACGATGTTAATTTATGGTACTGATGAAAACAATATCACATATTCTGTTAATGTTATTGAATATGAACCATATTTTTTCGTAAAAGCACCAGAACATTGGGATGATTATAGTGATAAAAAATATCAAGATAAAGTTAATGAACTAAATTTTACTTTATTGAATGAAAAATATGAAAGTCAGTGGAATGGTAAAAAATATAAAAAAAATATTATATCTAATCATTTTAAACAACATTTCAATAATTTATCTGTAGTTAAAAAAAAAGAATTTTGGGGTTTTACAAATGAACGAATATTTAATTATATAAAAGTATCAGTCAAATCACTTGCATTATTCAATCAACTTAAATATTATTTTTCTTCAAAAAAGAAAGATGGATTTATATTATATGAAAGTAATATAGATCCGTTTATTCGTTACATTCACGAACAAGATATCAAACCTTGTGGATGGATTTCAATTGAAGATTATCAAGTAAGTGATAATGAAACTAGATGTAATCACAATATTACAACAAATTATAAAAATGTAAAATCTTTAAATATAAATAGGATTGCGCCATTATTAATAGCTAGTTTTGATATAGAATGTACAAGTAGTCATGGTGATTTTCCATTAGCAAAAAAGGATTATAAAAAAGTAGCACAAGATTTAACTAATGTTGCAAGAAATGGATATGAAATAGATAAATCATATTTAGTTTATTGGTTACAATGTATTATTACAAAAGATGTTAATATCGATGATAATTTAATAATTAATAGAATTTATCCTAAAAAAAATATTAAATTTGAAGATATACCTAAAATGATTGAAAAAGAAGCAGAAAATATTATTAAATTATTAAATAAAGTTTCTGAAATTGATATATTAGATGAACATGAAGATGATGATGATAATACAGACAAAAATAAACTAACAGTAGGTGAAATTAATAAACTAGAAGATGATATCAATAAATTGTTAACTCGTTCATTACCTCCATTATTTGGCGATAAGATAATACAAATAGGAACAACAGTTCATAAGTATGGTAGTGCAGATATCATTTATAAAAATATTATTAGTTTAAATACTTGCGATAAAATCGAAGATTGTGATGTAATTGAATGTAAAACAGAGAAAGAAGTAATTATGGAATGGAAAAAAATGTTAGCTGAACTAAATCCAGATGTATTAATTGGTTATAATATATTTGGTTTTGATATGAGTTATTTATGGGATAGAACAATTGAATTAGGAATAAATGATACATTTGCAATGGGTTTAGGTAGACAAATTACAAAAAAATGTATTTTAAAAGAACAAACATTATCTTCATCTGCACTTGGTGATAATACATTAAAATATTTTGATATGGATGGGATTGTTATAATTGATTTATTAAAAGTAATGCAAAAAGATTTTAAATTAGACAGTTATAAACTTGATAATGTAGCATCAATTTATATTGGTGATAAAAAAGATGATTTAAAACCAAGAGAATTATTTGAAAAATATAGAGGAAATTCTGCAGATAGATGTATTATTGCTAAATACTGTGTACAAGATTGTGCATTAGTTAATAGATTGTTACATAAATTAAAAATACTTGAAAATAATATTGGTATGGGAAATGTGTGTTTAGTCCCTTTAAATTTCTTATTTAGAAGAGGTCAAGGTATTAAAGTATTTTCATTAATTACAAAACAATGTATGGATAAAGGTCTTGTTATTCCCGTAATTAATAGTTATGATAATGCTAATTTAGATACAGATGGATATGAAGGTGCAGTTGTATTAGTTCCAAAGGAAGGGATGTATCTAAATGATCCAATTGTTGTATTTGATTATGGTTCTCTTTATCCATCTTCGATGATTTCAAAAGATTTATCACATGATAGATATGTTTTAAATGATAAATATATAATTGATGATCCAAATATAGAATATATTGATGTATCATATGATTTATATGAAGGGAAAGGAGATAAAAAGAAAAAATGTGGAGTAAAAACATGCAAATTTGCAAAAATAAAAGATAAAGACGGTAAACAAAAAAGAGGAATAATTGCAGAAATTTTAATTATGTTACTAAATGAAAGAAAAAATACAAGAAAAAAGATAGAATATAAAACTATCACTACTAAAAACAATAGTTATTATGGTTATATAACTGAAAAAGAAAATTACTATAATATTTTAAACATTGATACTGAAGAAACTACAAAAGTTAATAAAGATGATGTTCTTGATATTAAAGACACATATTCAAATTTTGAAAAAGATGTATTTGATTCTTTACAATCTGCATATAAAATCACTGCAAACTCATTATATGGTCAAATTGGTGCTAGAACATCTCCTATTTATTTAAAAGAGATTGCAGCATGTACAACAGCAACTGGTAGGGAAATGATTATGACTGCAAAGAAATTTGTTGAAAAAAATTATAATGCAGAAGTAATTTATGGTGATACAGATTCAATATTTTGTAAATTTCCTTTAAAAGATACAAATGGTAATCAAATATATGGAAAACAAGCATTACAAAGTGCAATTGAAATCGGACAAATTGTAGAAAAAGATATTGCAAAAATAATGCCTTATCCACAAAAACTTAATTATGAAAAAACATTATATCCCTTTATTATTTTAAGTAAAAAGAGATATGTTGGAAATTTATACGAATTTGATGTAAATAAATTTAAACAAAAATCAATGGGTATTGTTCTTAAGAGAAGAGATAATGCAAATATTGTTAAAAAAATATATGGTGGAATAATAGATATTTTGCTAAATAAACAAGATTTACACGAATCTATTAAATTCTTAAATGATGAATTATCTGATTTAGTAAATGGAATTACATCAATTAATGATTTGATTATCACTAAATCATTAAGAGGTTCTTATAAAGATCCAACAAAAATAGCACATAAAGTATTGGCAGATAGAATTGGTTCTAGAGACCCAGGTAATAAACCAATGGCAAATGATAGAGTTCCTTATGTTTATATTAAAATAGATAATATAACTAAAGATACTTTACAAGGTGATAGAATTGAAAATCCCGAATATATTTTACAAAATAAATTAATACCTGATTATTTGCATTATATTACAAATCAAATTATGAAACCAGTTATTCAATTATATGCTTTATGTCTTGATGAATTACCTAACTATGATAAAGAAAATGATTATTGGGATTTATTAGATGCTGAACTTAAAAATAATAAAACTATTTATCAAGATGATGATAAAAGATTTAATAGAGTTGAAAATCTAAAATTACGCATGGTAAAAGAATTATTATTTGATAAATTTATTAATATGTTGAGTGAAGTAAAACCAAAAAAAGAAAAAAAAATTAAAGAAAAAATTTCAATATCAAATGAAATCAATATTATAAATCCAAGTGTTAATTTAAATGTTACAAAGAAAAAAGATAGTAATATTATCAATAGTATTATTAAAATTATATCTGATAAAAAAACTATATGGAAATCAGAAATTAATCAAGGTACTGATAAAAAACAAGAAACTATAAATTGTATTATTAAAATAATTGAATATTATCATGAAAATGATATTAAAGATGAAATTAAAATTAAATTAAATAATAAAAAATTTGTAAATGATTTCAATATAGCAACTATAAATTTAAATGATTTTAAGAAATACGATCAAATAGATGAAAATCTAGTAGAAAAAGCATTAAATACTTGTGATATAGGTATCATGTCAAATTCAATATCAATCTTAGATTTTAAAAATATATTCTTATCAAATAAAAAAATTACATTTATATAATAGATTAAATGAATAAAATATTATTAATCACAATATCTATAATATTAATATTAACTTTTTTTATTATATCTAAATATTTTAGTAATTATGAAAAATACACTAATTTCATGGAACATACACATGATATTAAACATAAACATATGGATTATGGTCATGGTTTATATGGTAAAATTATAGGTGATTTAAGTCATTCTCATGGTCATAATGATAATATTCAAAAAGCAAAATCTAAAGAATATTGTACAACAAATATAATTGATTCTTATTGTTATCCATTTAAAGAAATAGTTTTAAAAAAAAATCAAAATTGCGAAGATAAATGCACTGAAGTAAATGGATGTAATGGTTATTTTACACATAATAATAAATGTTTTATATGTAATGGTAAGTTTAGAAAAAACGATGGTAACTATATTAGTAATATGAATATTAAACCAGATAAAAAATCAAAAATAAATAAAGTATCCGATTTACATATATGTAATTGGAATAATGCACACAAAAGTACATGTAGATTATCAGAAAATGAATCATCCATTTGTAATAATTGTTATAATTTTCATAATTCATTAAATGTTGGTGTTGATGAATGCAATACTATATGTGAAAATAAAAGTGATTGTAAGGCATTTTTCATTAAAAAGGACAGTAATAATATGGATAAATGTTTTTTATGTGATAGTTTTAGCGATTCCTGTCAAACTTTAAATTTAACACAAGATGATAAAACTAAATTAACACATGAATGTTATTATGACGAGAATAAAACATTTGATGAATATACTGAAGAACCCCGTGATGATATAATAATAGATGAAGATGTAGAAATTGAAAATGTTATTGAATCTTCTGTATATGAATATGAGGATAATGATGAGGATAATGATGAATATACTGAAGAACCCCGTGATGATATAATAATAGATGAAGATGATGCAGAAGAAAGTGAATGTGATTATAATAAATTTATAAATTCATCTGGTCAATGCGAAATTTGTAAATCATGTAGTATTGGTAAATATAATTCCAATAATTGTAATAATGAAACAAATACAAAATGTGAATTTTGTGAAAAAGGAACATATAAAAATTATACAGGAAATAAATCATGTAATGAATGTTCAAGTGGTCCTTGTCCTTCTGGCGAAATAGAAACAAAAAAATGTAATATTGTAAGTGATAGAAAATGTACATTATGTAAAGCTAATACTTATAAAGTAACAATAAGTACAGGAGAAGAACTGTGTGCTAGTTGTGATGTATTAAAAACATCATGTAAAGAAATTGCTAGACCAAATGAATTACAGCATATAGAGTGGTTAGAAGAGGGAAAACATTCTAATTGCAGTGCTTATTCAAAAGGTTATTGTGAAAGAAGATATAATGAATGTTATGAAGATGGTAATTGTGAACAAAAAACAGCTAAATATTATTATGATACAGATACATGGGATATATAATGTATATATATATTATAGATAAAATGGAAGAATGGTTTAAATTAGGATTAATTAAAACTATTTTAGTTCTTACGATAATTTTAATTAAAAAATATGAAAATAAAAACATTAATTATGCATTTCCAGTTGCAGTAAATATAATTTCAAGTATTATTTTGATAATATATTCAATTAAATATTTGAATTTAAAAGATTTTAAAAACTTAAATCCTTATTTCATTATCATAATTGGTATATGTATTGCAATAACTTCGTGTATAACTTATAAAATAATAAAAATAACACCTAATCCAGCATATATTAGAATATTTAGTGCAATTGACATGATAGTTATTTTATTAATTAGTTATTTATTCTTTAAAGAAAAAATTACATGTATGATGTTAATAGGATTTGTTTTAATATCACTTGGAGTTATGATATTAACATATTATTAATTATTTAAATTTAAAAAATTTAATATTTTTATTGCTTTTTCCTTCCCTATTTTTTGAATTGTACACAGTTCTTTTATTCTATTATTATAATCTTCAATTTTTTGTAATTCATTAATTAAAATAGGCATTGAATTATATTTTTCAGAAATATGTTTAGAAATAACAAAGGAAATTGTAGGTATTTGTGATAATTGTAATAAATAACAATTATCAGGTGTTATATTTTCAATTTTTTTAGATTTTATTTTTACATTTGATAAATAATTATCTATATTATTATCTGTATTATTGATATACTTGTCTGGACATTTAATTATATTACATACAAATGATAATATAAAAGTAACAGTTTCTTGTATATTATTTGTAAATATTATTTTAATATTATCTCTATATAATGTTCTAAAATATACACTTGGAATACTTGTATTATTTCTTAATAAACTTTTATTAATTGTATCGCCTTCAATAATATAAGTAATATTATTAGGATCTATATTAGATAATAATCTTTTTTTTTGTTCTTTATATCTACCATCTGTAATCGACGATGTTAAATCAGAAAGTGTTTTTCTTTCAAAATAAAAAGTTTTATTAATAGATTCAATAATAATAATCATGTCAGCAAGTTCTAAATTTTTTGAAATAATTTCGATTTTATCTTTATAAATATCTAAATCTCTTGATAAAAAATCTTTTAATATATATTTCTCTCTACAATCAATTTCAATTTTAATCATTAAATTTATTTTATATATATAATTTATAGAATGCGATATATATTTATATATTATAACATATTATATATAATACTTTTAATTTTAATTTTTATTTATATAAAAAAAATATTAAATACTTGTTATAATATAGAAGAATTCGAAGGAACACATGAAACCGATGATACAAAAGAACCTGTTGATGCTACAAATAAACCTGTTGATGCTACAAATAAACCTGTTGATGAAGTAGATGAAATTTTTGAACCTATTATAAAAGAAAGAGGAAGAAGAAGAGAAATATTAAGTAAACTAGAAGATAATGAAAGAGAAAAATACATTATAGATCCAAAAAATAAAACAAATATAGATGATATTAAACTTTATCCAAGTAAATATGCTGATACAGAAAAAATAATTGATGAAATAAAAACAGACTTTGACTAATTTTTAAAAACTACTAAAAATCATTGCATTTAAATTCTTATTTTCTTTATATTTATTTATAATTTTAACATTTTTAGAATTATTAATTAAAAAATCTATAAATTCTTTTGAATTATATGGTAATTTAACTTTTAAAAATTTTTTATAATTTTTTAATAAAATAAATTTTAAAATAAAATAACAAAAAACATTAGTTTTTTCATACCATTCATCATTTTTGTTATGATTTAATATTTTTAAAAATTGATTATACGAAAATTCTAATTCTTTTTTATATAATAACTCAAAGTTGATATTATATTCACAAGAAATAAAAATTAAATTATAAATAGTTGCCCAAAATTCTATAATTGATTCATTTGGTAATAAAACAGTATCTTCAGATATATTAAAAAATTTTTTTATTTTATTTATATCATCATTATATATATTCATTGTTGAATCGTTAATAATATTTACATGATGAAATAATTCGTGTAAAATAACTTTACTATATTCGCAATTTCTATAAATATATATATCATTACTTTTTACATTTGTAAATCCACCATTAAAATTAATACAATCAAATATACAATGTTTATTGGGCATATATCTTTTAAATGAACATAATGCTAAATGAAATGTAATTTTTTTATCAATATTATATATTTGAGATAATATAAGAATTCTTTTATAGATTTTTATTAATTTAAATATAGAATTATTATTTTTTTTGTAATATAAATTAATAGATATATTTGATATATTACTATATATTTTGATACATTTATTACAATTATTAATATATTTTATGACTTTATTGATATTGCCAAATTTTGTATCACTACATTCTTGATAAAAATTAGATATTAATATTCTAGAATTATCATTATTCAATTCTTCTATTATAATGCTATCGAATATATTATAATCACATTTTTTTTTGACATCTGATATTAAGTTTTTAATTAATGTCATTATTCAAAAAAGATTTAGTTTCCTTAATAATAGAATTTAAATATTTTTTATTATGTAATTTATTAATAATTAATAGTAATTTATTATTAATTATTTCATAATTATTATATTTATCAATATCATGAATAAGATTCTTTAATTCATTATAATATTTTATTCTATTTAATATTAAATTAGTTATATCTATATTAATATCATTTATAAGTTTTTTATTTTTAATATCATTTTGCCATTTTTGTTCATTATTATTATAATATATCCATTTATTATTTCCAACATATTTATATTTATTTTTAAATATTGTGGAAATCAATATTGCTATATTATAATCAGATATATCACTTGTAATATTATCAATTAACTTATTTATTTCATTACTTTGCATTTATAATAAATATTAATTATATTTTATATAGATATAAAAATATAAAATAATTATAGATTAATAAAATGAATGAATGGAATATACTAGATTTATATTTCAAAAATCATAAATATCCATTTACTAGTCATCACTTAGATAGTTATAGAGATTTTATTAAAAATAATATTCCTAATATTATTAAATCATATAACCCTATTACAATGATTAAATACAACGATTCCGGTGAAATTATTATAAAAATTGAAATATATGTTGGTAATAAAAACTCGGATGAAATATTTATAGATAGACCTATCACATTTGATGGTCCTTCACCTAAAATAATAACACCAAATGATGCGAGATTAAGAAATTTAACATATGAAACTCATATATATGCAAATGTACTTGTAAAAATAACAGATAATGATAAATATAATTTTGAAAATACATTCAAAAATATTGCTATAGGTTCTATACCTATCATGTTACATAGTGACGCCTGTATATTAAACGGACAAGGAACAGAAATATTAAAAACATTAGATGAATGTGTATATGATATGGGTGGATATTTCATAATTGATGGTAAAGAAAAAGTTATAATTGCACAAGAAAGAATAACAAGTAATAAATTGTTTATATCAAAATTTAATGATGATGATAATTTTTCATATAAAGCAAGTATAAAATGTACAAGTGATGTTGGAGAGAGCGCATTAGTGCCAAAAACAGTTGAATTTTATTTAGTTAAAAATACAATTAATATTGAAGAGAGAGAGGTAAATGAAAATTATATAGAAAAAAAGGGAGCAATATTATGTTCTTTTAAAGCAATTAATGGAAATAAAATACCTGTATTCATATTATTTAGAGCATTAGGAATTGAATCAGATAAAGATATATGTGAATTAATTTTTGGCAATGATTTAAATGATAATGAAATGAAGCATTTTTATAATTTTATAAGACCCACTATAACAACAGCGCATAAATATACACAAGAAGAAGCATTCGAATATATGAGACCAATTTCAATGTATAAAACTACAGAACATATTAAGAGTGCATTAGTAACAGACTTATTTCCAAATATTCCATTATTTGAAAATAAAGGTAAGTATTTAGGATATTTATTAAAACAATTTATAAATAGTTGTTTGAATATTTCTGTTGTAAGTGATAGAGATAGTTATACTTATAAAAGAGTTGATATTAGTGGTTATTTATTATCACAATTATTTTATGAATCTTATACTAAATTAAGTAAATTTATTAGAGATAATTTAGATAAAACATATAATTATGGTGCATGGAAAAGTTATAATAATTATGATTATTTTATAAATGAAAATAATATTTATAAAATAATTCCATCTCTAATTATTACAAAAAGTTTTTCAAGATCACTAAAAGGTATGTGGGGACTTGAAGATAACGATGATCCAGAATTAGGTATGGTACAAGATTTATCTAGAATATCTTATATAGGATTTTTATCTCATTTGAGAAATATAAATATTCCTCTTGATAGAGACATTAAATTAACTAGTCCACACAGACTACATTCACAACAATATGGTATAATGTGTCCTTTTGCAACACCAGATGGTGGTTCTGTAGGATATTTAAAAAATATGGCACTTCTTGCAAAAGTAACTCCATATAGCGATATTAATTATATAAAAGATTGTTTTAAAGATTTGAAATTTGTAATTTTGATTGAACATTTTAATAAAGTATTAAATAGAAATATTACAAAAATATTCTTAAATGGTTCTTATTATGCACTAACATATGAACCTAATTTGCTTATTAGAACATTAAAAGCATATAGACGAAATAATTTAATAAATATTTTAATATCAATTTCATGGGATATCAAAAATAATATTATAAATATTTTAAGTGATTCTGGAAGATGTTGTAGACCTCTAATAATTGCTTCAAATATCTCTAAAATTAATAAATTTAATAATTGGTTTGATATGTTAACAGGAACTGTTAATACATTAGTTGAAATTGATAAAAATGACAATTTTTATTATAAAAGTTTTTATACATCACCTAAAACATTATCTCAATGTGCTAATAAAAGTGATAATGAAATATTAGATTTATTAGAAAATAATGGAGCAGTTATAGAATATGTTGATATTGATGAACAAGATACTGTATATATTGCTATGAATTATACCGATATTACCGATTTTCATACACATATTGAAATACATCCATCTACAATGTTAAGTGCAATTAGTTCAAATATTCCATTGTCAAATCATAATCAATCTGCAAGAAATGTTTTTCATGCAGCACAAAGTAAACAAGCAATTGGTGTATATGCAACCAGTTTTAATAAAAGATTCGATACAATGTCTTATGTTTTACATTATTCGCAGAAACCTATTATTACTACAAGAATATCAGATTATACATTAAATAATAATTTACCAAATGGATTTAATGTCATTGTTGCAATTATGAGTTATACTGGTTTTAATCAAGAAGATAGTATAATGATTAATAAACATTCTTTAGATAGAGGATTATTTTCATTATCTTACTATAAATCAATAACTGCTACATCAAAAATAGAATCACAATATGAAAAAATAATATTTGCAAATCCAATTATATATCAACAAAAAGGTTACAAAATTAATAATATGAAATCTGCAAATTATAATTATATAAATGAAGATGGTTTTATATCTGAAGGGGTTTATATACCAAAAGGACAAAAAGTAGTTGTTGTTGGAATGTTAAGCGAAAAATATGTTTATAAACAAATTAAAAAAGGGGTTTTTACAGAATTAGTTAAAGAAATAATATATACTGATTGTTCTGTTACAACTGATAATTCATTATTTGGTAAAGTAGATAAAGTATTTATTGGTAATAAAATAAATGATGAAGATACTAAAATTTGTAAAGTTAGATTTTTAAAAATTAAAAGACCTGAATTTGGTGACAAACATGCTTCTAGACATGGACAAAAAGGAGTTATTGGAATGATATTACCAGAAGAAAATATGCCATTCACTAAACATGGTATTAGACCAGATATTATAATTAATCCACATGCTATTCCATCTCGTATGACAATTGGGCATTTAGTTGAATGTGCTTTTGCTAAATTATCATGTATTAATGGTAATTTAGGAGATGGTACAGTATTTTTACCATTTGAAGAAAAATTGATATATAATAATTTAGAAGATTTGGGTTTTGATAAACATGGTGATGAAATATTATATAACGGTTTTACTGGAAAACAACTTGATACACAGATATTTATAGGACCTACTTTTTATTTTAGATTAAAACATATGGTTGCTGAAAAAATGCATGCTAGAGATATTGGTCCTAAAGTTTCATTAACTAGACAACCTACCGCGGGAAGACGCAAGGGTGGTGGATTGCGTATAGGAGAAATGGAAAGAGATAGTGTTTTAAGTCATGGTATTAGTAAATTTATGAGAGAAAGTATGACTATTAGATCTGATAATTATAAATGGCCGATATGTCAAAATTGTGGTACTTTAGCAATATATAATCCAAATAAAAATAATTATATATTAGAATGTAAAAATTGTAATAATAATAAAAACATTGTTGAAGTTAATACACCATATTGTTTTAAATTACTTGTACAAGAACTTGAAACAATGGGATTACAAATGAGATTAAATACAAATGGGTTAAATTATATTGATAATGAAACAAATATAGATATTGATATGATTACATTTGAAAATAATATAAATAATGATGAAATGACAGGTGGATCGGATATTCTATCTAATGTATCTAATATATTTGAACGCATTAAAAATTTTTATGTAAAATCACAAGAAGAACCAGTGGGAGAAGAACCAGAAGAAGCACTAGAGGGATCACTAGAGGAAGAACCAGTATCAGTGCCAAACTCAGAAGAAGAGGAGGAAGAAGAGGAAGAAGAGGACGAAGAGGACGAAGAGGAAGAAGAGGAAGAAGAGGAAGAAGAGGATGAGGAAGGAGATGAGGAAGAGGAAGAGGAAGAGGAAGAGGAAGAGGAAGAGGAAGAGGAAGAGGAAGAGGAAGATGAAGAGGAAGAGGAAGAGGAAGAGGAAGAGGAAGAGGAAGATAATGACGAAGATAAAGATAATGAAATAAGAGATGATGCAGAACAAGGTAATCAGTTTGAAGGTAGTAAAGGTGGTAATAATATAAAGAGATCAGATTTAAAAATTATTGAAATTCAGTAAAGAAAATAATATTATTTATTAGTAAAGAATAATTATATGTATTATTTAGAAAATATACTAATAATATCATCAATATTAATTATATCATTTATAATTATATATAAATATAAATGTACAAATGAAACTTTCCAAAATTATAATGATGTAACAAAAGACATATCAAGTATAAAAACAAATATTGAACAATTACAAAATGATGTTTATGATATGATTAAATATAAAAAAGAAACATATAATCGTTTTTCGAATTTACTAAAAGATATAGATAAAAATAAAGATAATATAGATAATACAACTAAAAAATTTACAGATTATGAATCAATATTTGGTAAATTTGTTGAAGAAAGTAAGAATCCAGTAGATACATTAGTATTATGTAATAAAGAGAAACACTGTGTTGAAATGAAATATGACAATGATAATGAATATAATATTAAAACAAATAATATGAAAATTAAAAATGATAAAAATCAAATAATGACAAAATTTAAAAACAATGAAATATATTTAGGTGGTGATGAGAATTATAATTCTCCATTATATATTAAAAATGATAATGTATATAGTAATAAATTAAATGTCACAGATTTATATATAAAAGATTATAATGATAATTCAAAATTATTATATTTAAATGATTATATTAAATGGATAGATACAAGTTTTAAATATAGTAATAATATGGATAAAATATCTCAAGATAATAATAACAAAAGAATTGAAGATATAAATAAAGTCAATTTTGAATTAGAAAAAATTAAAACAGATAGAAATAATATGGATACAAAAATAAATGATAATAGTAAAATAATTAGTGAATTAAAAATGGATTATCAGAATTATAAAGATTTAAATACAAAATTTTCAGATAAATATACAGAATTATCAAAAGAATTAACAGATAATATAGGAATTATGACAAATAATAATAAAAATTTACAAGTATATGAACAAAATACAGAAAAAAAAATAGAAGATCTTAATATTAAAATTGATACAATTACAAGAAAAACACAAGAATTACTAGAAAGAGCTTCATTACAAAGAGAAGTATATAATAGATTAAATAATACAGATAAGGGTACTAATAATCAATTATTTGATAAAGAAAATAAAACATTGGAAAATTATAAATATCAATTTGATAAATTGTTATTAGCAGCAGTAAATTTAGGGATACCCGAAGAAGATCTTGTATCTTCGAGTACAAATAATTAAAATATAATATTTTATTAAAGTATATAAAATGGGAAAAATTAATATGTTATTGATATTAATTATGATTATATTATTATTATATTATTTAAATTTATGTAAGTATAAAAAAGATATAGAGCATTTTAAAGGGAATAACAATTTTATGAATCTGCGATAAATTTTATTTTTTTTTTAGTTTCTTTATATTCAATAGGTAAATCTTTAAATTTTTCTACTTTTTCCCAAAATTCATTAATTTTAAAAGGTATTGTTTCCCATAACTCTTTATTAAATTCTACTTTTTGTATATATATATTATTTAATACCCATCTACTTAATTTAATAAATTGTAAGTTAGAATTACTTGTATTTTTAATTTGGTTTTCAATATCAATAATACAATCTTCTTTATTTAAATATTCATTACTATATAAATAAAAGTATTTTTGTATAGAATTATCATAATATTCAGCAATTATACCAAAATTTTTGTTATCATATTTTTTTTCTTTAATAAAATCATAATATTGATTATCATCATCAAATATTTTAAATTCACATTCAACATAATCACATTCAGTCAAATTACAAACTGCTAATTGTCCTTGCATTTGATAATAATATTTCTCAGGAATAACATCTTTTTTAATTTGTCTTGAAAATGGACATTTTATTTCAACCATTATTCCTAAATCTGTAATACCATCTGGAGAAGCTCCAAAGTGTTTAATATTTTTATTTTGAATAATACCAAATATATGTACTGGAATATTATTATTAATCTGTTTATAACATCTAATTGCCATATCTTCAAACATATTTCCCCATTTTAAAGGTGCAATACTCTGAAAATTTGTATTATCAATATAAACACCTGCTTTTTTTTTCGCCAATAAATTATTATTTTTTGATAATGCTTCACCTAAATCACTAGCAGTAAGACATGTTTTTCTAATTTCATACCATTTATCTGTACATTGTTCAATATATGGAAATTTTATTAATTCATCTAATAAAAATTTGTTATGTTTCAATAATTTAACTCTATTTGTAATAAATTCATTATTTATATGTTCCTTATTTAAAAAATTATAATCATTTATATCTAAGGCGATATCATAATTAATATATTTATATAATAAATTGTCTAAATTTCTTGTATTATCATTATAATAATCATCATTATTTTTAAAAATAATTTTAGTATTTAAATTTTTCATTTTTTTAGTTAAACTGTCAGTCTTACAATTAATTAACATTTTTTTACTATATAAATGTTTTTTAAAGAGATAATTACATATTATATAGTTTAACATTTTAAATGATTTTAAAAAATCAAATATCATTTTTTTAAAATCATAATTTATCAGTATTTGCTAAAATATCATTTAATTCCATATCTAATTTATTTTGATGTGCTTTTGATTTTAATAATCTTTTATTTTCATGTGTTTTTTGTTTACCAATAATTTTTTTGACATCATAAGATAAAACTTCTTTTTTTTCATCATCGTTTTCTAAAATTTTTTTTTCAAATTTCCTATTATAAATTATATCAATTTCTTTTTTTTTATTTTCTAATATTTCATCTAATTTTTCTGTATAACACTCTGACATATATTTGATATAATTATTAAATAATAATATTCATTTTTTTATATATAAAAATATTTATAATGTTAGGGTGTATAAAGATAATGTGATAAATATATTACCTAAACCAATTTTAAATAATTATGTGTAAAAAAAAAAGTACATGTTTGTATTTTTTAAATTTTTTTTAATTTAATTTTTAATTTAATTTTATTTTATAAACATGTACTTTTTATAAAGATCTAATATTTATATTATGATCACAATCAATTACTATATATTGATAATTTTCTTTACCATATGATCTAGAAATACCATTATCAGTATACCATACATTATTATGCAATGTAATATTTTCAACAGTATTATGTCCAACAAACATATAATTACAATTTAATTTATTTAATATATAATTTATATCTTCTTTATCTTGTGTTTCTCTAGTCCATAATATACCATCACTATCAAGTATTAATTTATTTATAATTTCTATATCTGGTTTATCTGTATTATTAGTTAACAAGTTATACCATATTTTATTGAGATAAAAGATATCTTTATTATATTTATCACAGATATCTAAATGATTTTTAGTAATTCCAGCATGACAAAAAATAAGATCATTTATTTTAACAACAATAGGTCTATCTGCTAACATATTATTATAAATGCCTTTTTTTTGAAAATTATTTTGTCTTTCTGAATATGAACTATTATTAGAAACATAAGAAAAATCTCCTAAAAAGTTCATTAATTCGTGATTACCAATTATTGAAATAAATAAACTATTTTTTGTTTTTGCCAATTTACTTAATAAATTTGTAAAATTTAAAACTTCAACATCTTTAATAATTTCCCATTCATTAATAAATCTATTTCTATTAGCACTATCTATTTGATCACCTAATTGTATAACAATAATATCTTTTTTAATCCATTCTAAATTTGTTGTAATGATATTTTCATGAAGTAATATATTTTTTAATCTTTTCAAATCACCATGTATGTCACCAATAATTATTATATTATTATAATGATTATTATAAATATGTTGTATATCAAACATATATAAAAGTGTCTATATTAAATAATACAAAATATATTTTATATTATTTTATTAAGTTTATAATGTCAATTGAAGATGTTGATTATATGAAACAAAATAGTATTAAAGAGAATTATACATTTATAGTAGATAGTAAATTTAGAAATCAAGAAGAATACCCCAATCCAAATAATTATGTTGTTAATTTTGATATACCGTTTAAAAATGTTTTTGGAATTGAAATATTAGATGTTAGTGTACCAAAAACAATGTACAATATTGATAATGATACAAATAAATTATATATTTATATAAATACAACAAAAAATGCAATAATGAATTATTTTGATATGGCTGAAGGTTTAGAATGGGAAAAATTTGATAATATAAGAAATATACAAGAAGATAGTGAAATTATTAATTATATATTATCAGATAATTTAAAAAATAATACAATAATTGATAGTATTAATAATTATGGAATTACAAACTTAAATAAATATAATTATATTAGTGTCGTAGATATATTAAACTGGAATAGAATAGTAATTGATGTAAATACAATTGATAATGATTCAAATTACACAAGTATTTATAATATAAAATTATCAGAAGATTTGAAAATAAATAATATTTTTCAAAATCCTGATCAATTAAATGAATATGATATTAATAATTTACGAACTTATAATGTAATACCAATTATAGATAGTGAATATGATGAAAAATATTATTTAAAATGGTATAATATCGGTACTGAACAAATTGAAAACAATTATGGATTAAAATGGGAATATATAGGAAATACTAAACCAATTCATGGTAATAATATTAATAATGATTTTTTAATAAATAATATAATTAATAATGAATTAGAATTATCATTTGAAAAATTTGAATCGTTAAATATAGATATCAGTAATAAAAATAATTATATAGAAATAATTAATGATAATATCAAAAATTATTATAAACCCAAAACAAATATAAATGTGGGCAATAAATGGACGAATATAGATATAGAATCTAATTATTATCAAGAATATAAAAATAATAATTTAGGAAATGAAATAAAAAACAAAATTTATAATAATGAAGAACTAATTTTTACAAATGAAAAATTAAATGATTTAAATTTTGATTATAATAATGATATTAACATTTTTATAAAAATAATAACAGGTTTGAAATGGAGAATTACAAACAGTATTAACGATTCAGGGGAAAATCTTATAGATAATAGTGAAATTATAAGACTTATAAGAGATAAATCTAAAAATATTACAGATATAATAGATTTTGAAATAAGTGATTTTACTATTTTTGACAAAAAATTTTTTATCACTAATATTAATTCTAATTCTTATATTTTAATTGATAATATAATATGGAGAACAGAATATACAACATATGTGCCAGATGGTACAGTTGATATAAATGGAAACATAAAAAAAGAATGGTTAATTAATAATAATTTAGTAAATTTAATAAAAAATACAGATAATTATGAACAAAAATATAATCAAATAATTATTAATGAAATAGAATGGAATAATTTAAATATAGAAAATGATGAATTGTTATCAAATACAATAATTATAGTAGATAATTATTATTATAAAATATTACCATCATATCATTATATATCAAATATACATTATTATTATGCAAAAGATATATTAAATGTCAACAGTATAAATGATTATCAAAAATTATTAGATTTATTTTTTGAATTATTTATAATAGAAATACCAATAGGAAATTATACACTTAATAAATTAATAGTAAAATTAAATACAAAGTTTAGAGAGAACATTAATTCCGTAATATTAAATAGAAAAATAAAAGATGTAAATAAAAATACTATATTAATAGATATTGATAATTTCGAATTAGAATTACAATGTTCTGGAAATACAATTCCAGCAGATATACAAAACATTCTTAAATTTGAAGGAAATAGACATATAATATTTGATATGAATAAATCAACTTTAAATAAAACACTTGGATTTTATTCAAAAGTGAGCGATAATTTAGAATTTATTAATAATTATAGTTATTTAAATATAAACAAAATAAATACTTATGAAAAATTTTATCATTCTATAAAAATAATTGATAGTAATAAAAATAGAATAATTTCCCCTGGCATTGTTTATTTAATTGGTTCAGAATATATAATCTTAAAATGTCCAGAAATTGAAGAACATTTATATGGTTCATTATCTTATACTAAAAATACAATTGGACTTGCAAAAATAAGAGTTACTAATTGGGGTTTAAATGAAGAAAGTACATCATATCTTAAATTAAAATTAAGAGAATTTCATCCAATTGGAAAATTAAGTAAAATTACATTACAATTTGAAAATGCTGAAGGAAATTTATATGATTTTCGTGGAGTAAATCACAATATAGTATTTGCAGTACATTATTATAGTGCAAAACAAAAACAAAATTTTGAAAAATCAATAATAAACCCCGAATATAAAATGAACTTTATGGATTACAAATATTCACAAGAAGAAAAAGAAGAAGAAAGTGATATCGAAGATGATGAAAATAATTCACTTATAAATATTGAAGAATATAAAAAAATGGAACAAAAATATAGTGATAAAAAATTCGAGAATGGTTACGAATTAGATTATAATAAAATAAGAAAAAATTTATATGATAATATAAATGATGATTCTGAAAATGAATAAATCATATTAAGAAGATATAACATAATTCATTAAAGTACTTGAAATCGAAGATGGATTTAAAAATAAACAATGTTCTTTACTTATATTATTAGAATTATAACACAATGTTTCATTAGAACAGTAATTATTATCATTATTATCATCATTATCATCATTATCAAGTAGAGTTTTTTTATTGATTGTATAATTATTATTTTGAAATATTGGCCAAAAATTATAAATTAATACATTTGAATTATTTTTAGTTTTTACAGGTATATTAATTTCTGTAAATAATGATTTATCATCATTGTAAATACAATCAGTTTTTAATTTAAAAATAAAACAATCATTTTCACAATTATTATTAGTTTTGTATGTTTTTATAAATTCTTTTCTATTTTCTTCAGCAGATTCTAATTTTTCTATTAAATGATTAATATATTCTAAAGCTCTTATTTTATTTAAATTAAATAATAATATAATATCATCAATATGAAATCCATTACCATTTGATATATTTTCAATAATTTTTAATGAATATAAGTCTTTATTAACTAAATTGTTAGTAGAATCTTCAAACATTTTCCATCTTATTTGTGCTTTATCAAATGATTTATCTAATGGTTTACCAATATTAGATAAATATTCAGTTAATTTTGTTTCAATATCAATAATATTATACTTTTTTTTTTCTTCAACAGATAAATTATTTTTAAATTCTTCACTATAAAGTTTATTTTTTAGTACAAAATCATATATACAATCTTTAATCCATTGTTTTGGTTCTATATCAATATATTTCCAATCATTAGTATTTTTAATTACAGTTAAATGTGAATAATTTTCAACGTCTAATGTAAGTCTTTTCATCCATTCTGCAATATTTTTATAATTACTATTATTTTTTTCAGGATTATATTCGTTATATAATATATTATAATAATCTGGATGAATATTTACATGATGTAATTTATTATCTTTTAAAAATATATATCTAAATTTAATATTACCATCTATATTTTTCCATTCTAACATTTTATTTTTTGCATATAATTCCATTTGATCACCTACAACGTGATATTTCTCTATCCACATTTTTTCTTTTGGCGTTAGTTTATCAAAATCTTTTTTATCTTTATTACATTCGTTACAATTTGGCACAGCGATAGGATGATGTCCACAACCTCTTGGACATTTTTTTAGTACATCTTTATTTGTAAATTCATCATTTTTACTATTTTCTTGTTGTGTTTCATTATCAACTATATTTTCGTCAAAATCTGAATATTTTTCAATATAATTATTCTTATTATTATATATACAATTAATAAATATAATTATTATTATTATTACAATTACAATAATTGAAATAATATCTAATAATATATTTTTAGTAAACATTTATATTATCTCTCTTATAATTAAGTATATTTTATATTTCTTATTTTTTTATGAGTAGATACAACACATATAAAAAATATATTGAATATAAAAAAAATTATAATGATAAAAATATCGACGAATTATGTAAGAAAAATAATGAATTTAAATTACAACCACAACAATTATTTTTAAAAAAATATTTTACAAATAACATAGATAATATTAAACAATTTTTATTATTTCATGAAATTGGTTCTGGTAAAACATGTACTTCGATTATTCTTGCAGAAAATTATCTTAAATTAAATAATAAATATAAAATAATTATTATTTTACCAGCTAGATTAAAAAATAATTTTTATGATGAATTAATATCACCGTGTACAAACTATAATTATTTTACAAAAGAAGAATATGATATTTATAATAGTGATTTGACAAATATTAATATCAAAATTAAATTAAAAAAAAAATTCATAACTGAAATAAATAAAAACTATACAATAATGTCATATGATAAATATCGTTTAATGTGTATTAAAAATAGTAATAATATTTTGGATTTTATAAAAAAATTTACTGAAAATAAAATGATAATTATAGATGAATTACATAATGTTATTAGTGATACATATAATATAGATAATTATATAAATATTGAAACAACAGGTAAATTAACAAATCTAAAATCTCTTTCTGTTAATGCTACTTTAATTAAATTATTATCAAAATTTTCCCATATTAATTCGAAATTAATATATTTAACAGCAACACCAATATATGATTCATATAAAGAATTACCAGAACTAGTTTATTTATTAAATCCAAGTTTTGATAATATTAAAGAAGATTTAAGTAATATTAATTATAAATATAATTTAGAAAAATTAAGAGGAAAAATAAGTTATTTTTCTGGTTCATCAAAAAATGCTTATCCTAAATCTAATTTAATTACACATCAAATAAATATGAGTCATATTCAAGATACAATGACATATGAAGCATTAAATTCAATGAAGTTTAAAAATACTGCAAATGATTATGAAGAAGAAGCTTTTTTAGCAAATCAAAGACAAATAGGTATTAGTTGTTTAAGTAAAAAATATAATATGAATACAATTATAAATAATTTGAAATTATATGCTCCAAAATTAGACAAACTTATTAATATAATTAATTCCCCTAATATATTTGGAAAACATGTTGTTTATACTTCTTTTGTAAATGTAGGTATCAATGTTATAGAACAATATCTACTAAAAGAAGGATGGAAATCTATTTTTGATGTTTATAAAGATGATATAAGTTGGAAATCTTATGAAAATAAAATATATGCAATATGGAGTGGTAATGAAACCGATATAAAAAAAGATATTATTAAAAAAATAATAAATAGTGAAAATAATATTTATGGAAATAAAATTAAACTTCTTATTGGAAGTCCAAGTATTAAAGAAGGTATCAGTTTTAAACATATACAACATATTCATTTAATTGATCCTGTATGGAATATTGCAGGAAAAAAACAAATTGAAGGAAGAGCTATAAGATTTTGTTCTCATTACGATATTGATGAAGATAAACATATTAATCTAAAAAGAGTTATAAATATACACATATATAAATTAATTCCAAGTACAAATAAAAAAAAATTAATAACAGAAACAGTTGATCAAAAATTATATGATAAAATTTTACCAGAAAAATATGAATATGTTGATATACTACTTACTAAATTAAAAAAAATAGCTATTGATTATCATTTATTCAAAAAAATAAATAATGAAAATACAAAAAGTCCAAAATCGAGAAGTAATTCAATAATTGAAGATGATGATAAAAAAAATGTTACAAAAAAGAAAAAATCTACTAAGGAATTAACATGTATGCCAAAAATTAGAAGACCAAATAAAATAACTAAATCTTGTTCAAATCCATTATATCCTTTTAAAAAATTAAATAAACATAATACATATTGTTGTTATAAAAATAAAAGTATAAATAATAAAACAACGTGTCCAAAAAATAGAAGACCAAATTCAAAAGGTTTGTGTGAAAATAACTTATTTAAAAGAAAAAACAAACACGGTGACGAATGTTGTTATAAATATGATAAAAAATAAATTATTTACGATTATAAACTTGTAATCTTCTCAATTCTTCATCGATGGTGTCTTTATTTGAATATTTATCAAATTCTGATTGTATTTCTTTTGTAATATCTTCTAATATTGGGTATGCTGTTTCATCATTAAATATATCTGTACTTAATTGTGTAAAATTTTCAATATCATTTTTAACAAATTTACTAATATCAATTAAATCATATTTTAAATATCTATATATAATATATGATAATATTATTGATAAAACAATAATTACTAAATGTATAAGAAAATAATTAGGAGTTAACATTATTTAACTATCTATAATTATTATATAAAATTAATTTAGGATTCTACATTAATAGTTTATTATAATATGGTATACAAAAAAAATAAAAATAAAACATCAGAAAGTTCTGTTCCAAGTGCAACAAAATCTTTAGATAATAATAATTCAACATTGAGAAGTTATGATAATAATAATATAGGAAGTGGATTTTTAAGTAGTATTATCCAAGGATTTGCACTAGGTACAGGTTCACAACTTGCTTCTAGAACTATTGATTCAGTATTAGGAAATAAAAAAATAGAAATAGAAAATAATAATAAATGTTTAAAAGAATCCGAATTATATTTAAAGTGTTTAGAAAATAATGAAAAAAATAGTTGTATAGATTTTTTTAATTTACTTGAAAATTGTAAAAAATCCTAATTTTTTTTTTTTATTTATTATATGTAATGAATAAATACGATAAATATTATACAAATAAAAATATAGTTAAAATATGTGTTAAATTATTTAAAAAATATATTAAAGTTAAAAATAGTGATTTAGTTATTGAACCAAGTGCTGGAGATGGTGCATTTATTAAATTTTTAAATAAATATCATAATAAAATTTATTATGATATAAAACCAGAACACAAAGATATTATAAAACAAAATTATTTAAAATTAAATTATAAAAAATTAATTAATAAATATAATAAAATACATATAATTGGAAATCCTCCATTTGGTAAAAAATCATCAACGGCAATAAAATTTATTAAATATTCATGTAAATTTTGCGATTCATTTTCATTTATACTTCCTAAAAGTTTCGATAAATATTTTGTAAAAAAAACAATACCTTTAAATTTTCATTTAGTAAAATCATATGATTTACCTGATAATAGTTTTAATTTACCAATTAAATGTATTTTTCAAATATGGATAAAAAAAAATAAAGATAGAAAAATTATAAAAAAAATAAAAACAAATAGTAATTATAAATTTGTTAAAAAATATGAAAAACCAACATTTGCTATAAGAAGAGTTGGAAGCAAATCAGGATATATATATTATGATAATTTAGATAATAAAAATAATAATACACATTATTTTGTTAAATTATTTAAAAACTATAAAAAAATTATAAAATTTAATTTCAAAGAAAAAAATTATACTTTAGGTGCAAATAGTATTTCAAAAATGGATATTATTAAAAAATTAAATAAATTTTTTATTTAGTATATCTTTTATAGGTTTTTTACATAATTTTTTTTTATTTTTTTTAGTTTTTTTATTTTTAATTTTTCCACCAGTTTTTATTTTTAAAAGTGATAATGTATTTGTAATATATTCAATATCTTCATTACATGATATATCATTATATTTATTTAATTCTATTTCAGATATGTATAATTTTTCTAATTCAAATAAATCATTTACAACATTAGTTAAATCATATCTATCAAATGGATCAGTAATTATCATATTATTAATTAAATCTGAAATTTTTTGCATAATTAATTCTTTATTTGCATGTGTTATTTTTATATTACCATCATTGTATAATAATAACAAAGTTATACCTAAAGAATAAATATCTCCTTTATAAGCAATTTTTATTATTTCTTCTGGTATATCTTCAATATTATTAATATTATTATATTTATTCAAAAATATATCATATTCTTTTTTTTTTTTCATATAAAAATCATCCCTCATCCTATAAAAGCTATTATGAATAATATCTAGATTTTTATACCTGTTTTTTTTATCTATTAGATTATATTCTGGTGGAGAAATAAAATATTCACTTTCTAGCCACCATTGTTCTTTACTACTATATACTTCATTAAATGGAATACAAACACCAAAATCAATTAATGACAGTTTGTTATTGTCATTATTATATAATATATTACCTGGTTTTATATCTCTATGTACAAATCCTAGTTGATGTAATGTTTGTAAAGATTTACACATTATAATTAATGCTTTTATAAAATCATAATCATTTATCTCAATATCACCTAGTTCAATACCACCGTAATCATATATAATTTCATGAATTTTCATATGTTTTGAATCTTTATCAAATTTTTCAATTAAACATTCAGCAATAGTTTGTTTTTTTTCTTCTGCTTCTAAAGTTTTTTTTTCTTTAAAAAAATTAGTTAATTTACTAAAAACTATATTTTTTTTTTCATAGTCTTTATAATTTTCCATATCACTAATAAGTAAATATGATGAACATTTTTTAGGAGGTAAAGATAATTCGCTAAATAATTGAATACTATTGAACATTTTATGATATTTATATAATATTTTAGTTATAATAACTAATTCTTCACAGTACGCTTCGGTATTTGCAAATATTTTTGATATATGTTTATTTTTTTTTTCATCATTTTTAAATTCTTTTTTAGTTATATCTCCTACATAATTAGAAGCGTAAGGTTTATTTTTAATAGATTTATTTATTACACAACCATAACCACCACTACCTAATAATTTAATCATAATGTAATAATTATATATCTCTCTTATCTAATTGTAATTATTTTTTTTTCGCAAAAGCATATATAAAATCTAGTTATTTTTTTTTTGAAAATATTTTAAATTTTCACCATTATATTTAAAAATATAATTGGGATTTCGTAATATATTATTTAAAAATATAATGAATTAAAAAAAAATTATTTTATAAAAAGTTGAATTCGCATATTATTAACATTTTTATCATTTAAGTATTTATTATTTATTACTTTACTTAATGGAACATCTTTATCTCGTAATAGTAAATTCAACCATCGTAATTGATATATAATAGAAAACATACCACATTCTGTATCCTGAAATTGATGTTGTTTATTATTGTGTTTAATCTTAAAAACTTTATTTGGATATATTATATTACATTGACTTTTAATATTTAATAAAAAATCATTTATCATTTTTGGAGTTTTTCTAGAACTACTATCATAATAATATGCACCAAATGATTTAGAATTAGAATCTAAAATTATAAATGTAGATGTCCAATGCGAACCCGGTTCATTGTGTTTATCTAAATTTGTAATAAAACCAATATATTTAATATTTCTTTTAATATATGAATTTTTTATGTCAATATTACAAAAATCAGAATGTAAACAATTACCTAAATTATCTTTTAATGCAAAATCAATAGAGAATGTTCCTATATATTTGTAATTATATTTTTTAGTATTATTATATTGAAACATAACATTATCTATATCATAATTAGATAACCATTCTTTATTATTTTTATGCCATGATTTTGGCATTTGAGGAATAAAATTATTTTTTTTAATTAATTTTAAATCATATCTATCAATCGGATACATTTTATTTATTATATCCGGCCATAGCCAGTATTTTCCAGTACCTTTTGTTATTTTTTTCATTTTATTGTCAAGTTTTTTAAATAAATCAATTTGTTTATAATTATCAAAATAAGCAATTTGATGTTTTTTATTATTTTTTGATTTATTATAAATATCAATTAATGTTTTCAAAGATTCTTTTGATAAACATGTAGGTCCATTATCTTTTGCCGATGGACTACAATATTGTTGTTCAATTTTCATCTATTATTATATAGCTTTAAAAATCCATAATAATAGAATAATTAATATAGGGTAAGCAATTCGTATTATTAGTTCTTGTATATTAGTTAAAATATTTTCATTAATATATTTATTTAAATAATGAGCAAATACTTTATCTGTACCAATAGCTAAAACAATAACTAGTGAAAATAAGAATAATTTGAAAACTTCATATTTTTTACCAATAAATCTATTCCAAAATGTATTTTCATATTCAACTTCTTGAGTATTATTTGTTTTATTATTTTGTAAATTTTGATTTAATTGCATTTGGTTATTTACTTGTGATTGTACTTGATATTTTTTATACATATTTTCTGGAATAGTATCATTTAAATTAATTGGAATATTTGCATCATTTTGTCTATTTAAAATAGGTCTATCTTCCATATCCATTTTTTTCTTTTTAATTTTTTTCTCTATATTAATATCATTATTTTTTTCCATTTCTTTTTCAGTATTTTTTATACTATTTATATTAATATCTGAATTATAATTATTATCAAACATGGATTCTTCTTGTAAACCATATGCTAGATTCAAATCAGTCATTAATTTATTTACTTCTATATTAATATATTATATTTTTATTTAATTTATATATTATAGTAATAAAAATAATTATATATATATATATATAATACCACAGTGATAATAATTATAGATATATTTTAAGTAATACAGGTAAAATATATAAAATAAAAATTGATTATATATATTAAGACAATTATAAATCATTATTTAGAATGGGTATTCAAGAAGATCTAAATTTTATATATACTAAATATAATGTTCAAAAAGGGAAAATATACACCAATACAAGTATGTTTCCAAGAAAATCATTATTTATTCCAGATAATGAATATGATGAATTTTTAAGAATTTATGGAATAGCTATTACAAATGGTATTCATTTACATTTTACTGAAAAACCATTAAATCCAAGTCCTTTAAGAATAGATTTAGATTTTCGATTCCCTCCCATAAGTACGGAAGATAATACACCTATCAAAAGAATATATACGAATGAAAATATTGATAGGATTATGCACTACTATAATAAAATATTATGCGAATATTTAGATATTAATGAAGAATATAATTTAGGTTATTTAATGGAAAAATCAAATCCTACTTTACAAAATACTAAAAGTAATAAAATAAAAGACGGTATTCATATTATTTATCCACATATTATATTAACAAACAATGAACAACATTTTATTAGAAAAAAAGTATTAGATATTGCTCATGAAATGTTTGCAAATCTATCTATTACAAATAGTTATGAAGATATTATCGATAAGGCAATTATTGATATTAATTCTTGGCAAATGTATGGTAGTAGAAAACCTGATTGTGAAGCATATACGGTAACAAAAATTTATAAAAATGGTATTTATCTTAAAAAAAAAATATCTGCACAAGACCATTTAGAATTTATTAAATTATTTTCAATGAAAAATAATATTATTGATGAAAATATTTGTAAAATTAAAGATAATATTGTAAAAGAAATTGAAGAATATACTAAGCATGTATTGCCATCAATTGATTCAAAACAAAAAAGTAAATTGCAAAATAATATATTTGCTAAATCGCTTAATATTAATAAAAATTATAGTACAGATGATGAACTTATCCTATCGCGTAAATTAGTATTAGAATGCTTATCTTATAATAGATCAGAAAATTACGAAGATTGGATTAATCTTGGTTGGGTTTTAAGAAATATTGATTATAGATTATTAGATACTTGGATTGAGTTTTCTAAAATTGGAACTGCTTATATTGAAGGAGAATGTCAAACATTATGGAATAAAATGAGAAAAGATAATATGGGATTAGGAACTTTAAGATGGTGGGCAAAACAAGATAATAGAAATAAATATGATGAAATTGTTAATGAAGCATTATTTCCTTGGATTGATAAATGTATTAGAAGCGATGGTGCTCATTATGATGTTGCAAAAGTTGTTCAAACATTAAAAAAAGATGATATTCGAGCAATTAGCAAAGTAGTTTGGTATTATTATGATAGAGATAAACATAGATGGAAATCAACAAGTGAAGGTTTATTACTTCGTATTATATTAAGTGAAGATATATGTAAAAAATTTATGGAAAGAACACAATATTGGAATAATTTTCAATCGCCTTCAAATGATGAACTATTAGCAGAAGCAAATAAAGAGAAAGCAAAAAAGTCTTTAAAAATTGCTAGTCAATTAAAAAATTCTGGTTTTAAAGATTGTGTTATGAAAGAATGTAAAAGTTTATTTATTGATGAAAAATTTGAAGAATTACTTGATAGTCGTGCACATTTAATTGGTTTTGCTAATGGAGTTTATGATTTAAAAATGCATATTTTTAGAGATGGTATGCCTGATGATTATATTTCCCATTCAAGTAAAATTAATTATATTCCATTCAATGCCGATTCACCCGAAATTTCTGAAATTAATGATTTCTTTTCAAAAATTTTCGTTAATGATAATGTAAAAAATTATGTTCTTGATATTATTGCTTGTATTATTGATGGTAGTATATCACAAGAAAGATTTTATGTATTTACTGGAAATGGTAGTAATGGTAAAAGTAGATTATTAGATTTTATTCAAAAAACGATTGGTGATTATTATTGTATTTTACCTATTGCTTTATTAACACAAAAAAGAGCAGCATCAAATAGTGCTCAAAGTGAACTTGAACGAACTAAAGGAAGAAGATTTGCAGTTATGCAAGAACCTAGTGAACAAGATAAAATTAATATTGGATTTATGAAAGAATTATCAGGTAATGATAGAATTTTATGCAGAGGATTATATAAAGAACCTTTTGAATTTAAACCACAATTCAAAATGATATTAACTTGTAATGAACTACCAGAAGTACCAAGTGATGATGGCGGTACTTGGAGAAGAATTAGAGTTATTGAATTTTTGTCAAAATTTTGTGAAAATCCTACTAAATCAAATGAATTTCCTATGGATTTAGAATTATCAGATAAATTTGATAGATGGGCGGAAACATTTATGAGTATGTTAATTGAAAGACACAAACATATTAATCCAAACTGTATTCATGAACCAATGGAAGTTAGAATTGCTACAGAAAGTTATAAAAATAATAATGATATTATTGGTCAATATAAAAACGAAAGACTTATCATTGATAGCGAAGATACTAATAGTAGAATAGGTCTAATGACTATTTACAATGATTTTCGATTATGGTGTTATTCAAATGTTCCTAAAAGTAAAAAACAACCCGATAGAAATCAATTAAGGGCTTATTTTGAAAAAAGTATTGGACCTTATCCAATTGATAATAAAGGATGGAAAGGGGTTCGTATTAAATCTGATGATGATAATGAAGACTAAGTTATATAAATATAAGTATTATATATTTTTATAATGAATAATTATTATTCAATTCAAGAAAGATTAGAAATTGTTTTAAATATAACTAAAAAATTAAAAAATTATGAATTAAAAACTGGAAAAACTATTAATTTATATAATGATAATTTATGTGAATTTATTAAAGAATTTAAAACAATTACAAATAATTATATTAAACAAAATGAAAATGACTTAAAAGAATTTAAAGGTACACTTAAATTTACTGAAATTAACAAAACAATTGAATACATCTTTCCTATTAAAAAAAATGTAAAACCATTATTTGTAATAAGAATGAATTAATTTTTTTCTTTTAATTAAAAATTGATTAATTTCTTACATATATTTTAGAATATATAAAATGAATTCAACTAAATTAAACTTAACTAATATAAAGGTTAATAAAGTTGATAATGTTGATAATGTTGATAATGTTATTTCTACTTTAAATACACAAGTTATGATGTTAAAAGAAAGATTAACTGAAGAAAGAGAACAACATCGTGAAATATATGCAAAACAAAAACAAGAAATTGAAATTTTGAAAGAAAAAATTGTTCTATTACAACAAAGAAGTTCAAACAATTTTAGTTTTGAAGATAGTGACTCTTCTGTATATTGTTGTAGTAATAATTACATTTAAGTTAAAATTTATTAGATATTTTAAAATCAATTAAAGAAATTAATAATATTAATATTAAATGACTGCTATTTTTTATATTATATTGTATATGACTTATTTTCATCAACAAAATTATTTTAGAGAAACATTTGCATATAATTTAACTAATTCTACAATATTATATCTCAGATAATTATTTTCTTTTTATTTATTAACAATATTATTATGTTTTATATTGCAAATAGTAAATGTAAAAATTGCATTAAAAGAAATAATAAATTTAAATCAAGTATAAATAAAACTCACATAACAAAATTTATTACATCAAAAAAATTCAAATATATAATTAAAAGTTATTTCAAATGTTTAAAAAAATATTGTTTAATCAAATATTTAAATATAATTAAACAATTAAATTTAATAAAAAAATATATTAACATTAACAATTCTTTATTTAAATTTTTAAATGATATTATTTGATATACTTCATATTTTTTTAATAGTTTTAATTTTATTAGTTATTTACATATAGATAACACACTAACAATACTTTATATTAATTTGATATTTGTTAAAAAATATAAATGATATCTATACATATAATTATTAATATTATCTCTATATCTTTGATCTAATATTTTATGTTTATTAAATAAATTATAAACTAATCTTGCACTTATATTTTGAGATTTATTATTAATTACAATATCATAATATTTACATATAATATTATAGTATTTTAAATCAATCATTATTTATTTTAAATAAATGCTTAATTTTTAAATATATTATTATAAAGTAATGAATATTAAGATACCACCAGCATATAGAAATGTATATATATATCCAGAAGATAAAAATAACAAAATATTAGCATATGGTTATGATAGTAAAAATAGAAAACAAATAATTTATAATCAAGAATTTGTTAAAAAACAGCATGAAAAAAAATATAAAAAAATTTTAAAATTAAATAAAACTTTCAAAAATATTATTGAAGATATTAATAAAATAATAGATTCTAATAAACATAATGATGAATACAATATAGCAATAGTAATTTATATGATTATAAATTGTGGATTTAGAATTGGTAATGAAAAATATAAAACTGAAAATAACTCTTTTGGAATAACAACATTACTTTATAAACATTTAAATTTTTATAAAAATGAACTAACTATTGATTTTATTGGTAAAAAAGGTGTTAGAAATATATCAAAATGTTTAAATTATAATATAATCAAATATCTTAAAAAAAAAAAAAATAATAATAGTGATGATAATAAAGTATTTGATATAACAAGTAATGATGTTAATAATTTTTTAAAAAAATATAATGAAAAAATAACTTCTAAAGATTTGAGAACATGGAATGCTAATAATTTATTAATCGAATATATGAAATTACCTGAAATCAAAACAGCTAAAAATCCTGTTAAAAAAGGTATCGAAAAAGTAGCAACTAAATTACATAATACATATCACATATGTGTAAAAAGTTATATAAATCCAATATTAATTGAGAAATTGAAAAATAAATAATTTTATTTAAGATTTTTGTATACAACCATTTTTAATCTATTTTTTAGATTTTTTAGATTTTTTAGATTTTTTAGATTTTCTAACAACTTTTCTAACAACTTTTTTAACAGATTTCGCAACTGCTTTTACTTTCATTTTTTTGTATTTTACAATATTCATCATTCTTCCTTTAGATTTTACATATAGTTTTCTAGAACCCGATTTGGAATAGACTAATTTTTTTTTACCTAATACCGATTTTTTACCAACTAATTTATATTCTCCCATTATAAGTATCCTATTATAGTAAAAGAAAAAAAACGCAGTTATTGAAAAAAATTAGTTGGTGGCTTAAGAGGCGAACTGCTTCTACGAGATTTAGGGTTAGGTCTTGAAGGTATTGAAGGTCTTGAAAGTCTTGAAAGTCTTGAAAGTCTTGAAAGTCTTGAAAGTCTTGAAAGTCTTGAAAGTCTTGAAAGTCTTGAAAGTCTTGAAAGTCTTGAAA